GTAAAAATACAGCAACAGCCACAATCTCAACGCTTGGACTCAAAAACTCAAGCATGGTTGGATAAGAACCCATGGTATGGGGTTGATGACGATATGAGTTTCCTAGCATTAGGAATCCATAAACGGTTAGAAAAAGAAGGAGTCGCAATCGGCTCTGACCATTACTACAAAGTCATTGACGCTGAAATGCAAAAACGCTTTCCAGAAAAACTGGGAGCGCAAGAAGAGGCCACAACCTCGGAAGAATCAGGAACCAAAGAGCCTGTTAAAAAACTTAGCACGGTAGTTGCTCCTGCCACCAGATCTACATCTTCAAAAAAGGTAAAGCTAACGGCAACGCAGCTCGCTTTGGCGAAGAAGTTCAAACTTTCTCCAGAGCAGTATGCGATGGAACTAACTAAATTGGAGTCCCAAAATGGCTAATACAAGAATCCCCCGTGAAGTAAGCGATCGTCAACAATCTGAACGTCCTAAACAGTGGCGTCCACCAGAATTGTTGCCAGAACCAGATAAGCAGCCCGGTTTTGAATATCGCTGGATTAGAGTTTCGTTGTTGAACTCTGCTGATCCCCGTAACATCTCTTCAAAAATCAGAGAAGGTTATGAGCCGGTAAGAGCTGAAGAGCAACCTAAATTTAAACTGTTAGTTGATCCCAATAGTCGCTACCCAGAGAATATTGAGATTGGCGGATTGTTGTTATGCAAGATCCCAGAGGAATTTGTGAAGGCGCGGCAGGATTACGAAGCCCAGCAAACACAAGCCCAAACGGATGCTGTAGACAACAGTTTAATGCGCCAAAGCGACCCACGGATGCCACTCTTTAATGAGCGTAAATCCACAAGTAGCTTTGGAAAAGGAAATTAATTTTAAGGAGATTTAAATGGCATATCCAATTATTCCAGCTCCCTACGGATTAAAGCCTGTAAATCTTATTGGCGGTCAAGTTTTTTCTGGATCCACACGTTTAATACCAATCCAGTACAACTTTGCAACTAATATTTATTACGGTGATTTCGTAGCGATTCAGCGTGGTTACGCTGTTAGAGCAACCGTTACAACCGGCGCCAGCGCAGTTACTGGTGCTCCAAATAGCGGCGTAGTAGGTGTTTTCTTAGGCTGTTCTTTCACAGACCCAGTTACCAAACAGAAGCGTTTCAACCAATATTGGCCAGCAAACACTTTAGCCGGTGACGCATTTGCAGTTGTAACCGATGATCCAGATACCGTATTTAAGACTGTTGCAGTCTCTACTACTGGTACTTCTGCTATTGGTTCTTTTGCAACCGCAATGATCGGTGCTAACGTAGCTGGTTCAGACCAAGCTGGTAACGTCAACACAGGTGATTCGCTTAATGGCGCTTACACTGGTGCTGCTGCTGCAGTAAGCAACGGTTCTACATTGGCTTTACGTGTTATTGACTTGGTTCGCGATACAGCGATTCAAACTACTGCTACTTTAACAAGTGGTGGCGGTACAGCTACTTTGACAACTTCTGCATTGCCTTCCGCTTTAGTGGTTGGTACTGAAGTTGGTTATTTGGCTGCTAACGGTCAATACGTTGGTTCTGGTTCTTATGTTGCAACATACGCTGCCGCTGGTACAACTTCAGTTGTTTTGAATACCGCACCCGGCACAGTTGTTTCACCACAAGGTACTGGTTCTTCTGCATTAACAATTCCTGCGTCAAGCACATTGGTGTTTATTCAATATCCCGAAGCTTTGGTTAAGTTCAACTTCGCGATCCATGAGTATTACAACGCCACTGGCCCAGCAGTAACAGTATAAGGAGCTAATTAAATGGCTATTTCACGCGCACAACTATTAAAAGAGCTCCTGCCCGGCCTGAACGCATTGTTCGGACTTGAGTATGCTCGTTACGGCGAAGAGCACAAAGAGATCTACGAAACTGAGACCTCTGAGCGTTCTTTTGAAGAAGAAACAAAACTGTCAGGTTTCTCTGCAGCACCAGTCAAGGGTGAAGGCACAGCCATCGCTTACGACAATGCTCAAGAAGCATGGACAGCTCGTTACAACCATGAGACTATCGCTCTTGGCTTTAGCTTGACCGAAGAAGCAATTGAGGACAACCTCTATGATTCTTTATCTGCTCGCTATACCAAAGGCTTAGCTCGCGCTATGGCTTACACCAAGCAAGTAAAAGCAGCTGCTGTTTTAAATAACGGCTTTAACTCAGCTTATACTGGTGGTGACGGCGTTTCTTTGTTTAACTCTGCCCACCCATTGGTTAACGGTGGCACCAACGGTAATGCTCCAGCTACTCCAGCTGACTTGAACGAAACTGCATTGGAAAATGCTGTTATTCAAATCGCTGCTTGGACTGATGAGCGTGGTCTGTTGATCGCTGCTAAACCACGTAAGTTGATTGTTCCACCAGCACTCCAGTTCGTTGCTACTCGTTTGTTAGAGACAGAACTCCGTGTTGGTACAAACAACAACGACATCAACGCAATTAAGAACAACGGTTCCGTTCCAGAAGGTTACAGCATCAACCACTTCTTGACCGCTACCAACGCTTGGTTCTTGATTACTGATGTTCCAAATGGTTTGAAGCACTTTGTACGTACCCCACTCCAGAACTCTATGGATGGCGACTTTGATACTGGTAACGTCCGTTACAAGTCTCGCGAGCGTTATTCCTTTGGTTGGTCTGATCCTTTGGGAATCTACGGTTCATACTAATCGTATAAACCTACGAAAGCCCCGCTCACAAGGCGGGGTTTTTTGTTATATACTATGGGTATGAAAATACCTACCTATTATTTTGTGTCCGGCGGAATTGGTGACTTCTTACAGCATTTGCCATTTCTTTTGAATAACAAAGATCCGTTTGTTATGGCATCTCACTTTAAGGGGGCTGAAGATTTATTAAGCTACTTAAAGTTAACACCAAAGAAGTTAGTTTATTTTAATACATTAGAAAAGCAAAATTATCATTTGGCAAAACTAACCAAAAAATGCCATTTACACTATGCACCAAGATCCCAGTATTTTGAATTTAATCCATTTGAACTCAAATTTCCGTTATTTACTAATGGTAAACCCGTAGTTGGGGTTCATTTAGGGGGCAGCCAGTTTTCAATTAATATGCAAAAGCATATGAGATTGTGTACTAAAAATCTACCCGTAGACGCAGTGAGGGGCCTTGTTTCAAATGATTACAATGTAATTTTGTTTGGTACAAAAGAAGAAATAGAAAGCTACAACTTACATCAAAGACATAATCTCAAATTTGTTTGTGAAGAAAAAATTGCCTACAGCTTGTCATATGTAAGTCAATGTAGCGCTATGATTGCCAGTGATAGTTCTTTTAAAACCATGAGCTCTATGCTCAAAATCCCTACTATGGTTTGGATGGGCGACTATGAAGATCTGCCGCGCGACCATATGTTTATTGATCCATATGTTAAAGATGGCATAATGGAAGTGTTCCGCTACTTTGATATTAATATTCAACTCAAAGAAGCTCTTGAAAAATCCAGAAATTTCTTGAAAAATCTTGAAAATAATATATGACCTAGGCTGTAATAAAGGCCAAAACCTAGCCTATTACTTATCCAAAGCCGATAAAGTAATAGCGGTTGACGCCAATCCAGAGCTTATTAATAACATAAAAGATCAATTTCAATCTGATATTGAATCAGGGAAATTGGTGGTTGAGCATTGCGCTTTGACAATTTGCAATAAATCTGAGGTTAATTTTTATATTTGCGAAGATGCTGTTCTTAGCAGAATGAGCAAGCCAGAAAAAGATGAAGGCAGATACCATCAGGTTACAGTGCCAGCTAAAAACATTATTCAGTTAATTAACGAACATGGCAAACCCCATTACATCAAAATAGATATAGAGTTCTATGACCATATTTTGCTAAAGTATCTATTTGAAAACGGCATCAGGCCGCCATATATTTCTTGCGAATCACACACCATTGAAGTATTTTGCCTAATGGTTGTTTTAGGTCAATACAATAAATTTAAGATAGTTGAAGGCTGTGATGTCAATACCCAATACAACTTTGAAAACCACTCAGCCGGCCCATTTGGTGAAGACATACACGGAGAGTGGATGGACAAAGACCAATTCTTTGAAGTGCTTGGAGCTCACAAACTAGGATGGAAAGACATCCATGCTACTTCACACATTCTACGCAAAGACTCTCAAGAGCTCTCCCAAGATTGTTAGGCTCCA